GCGCTCTGAATGTCGCCGAACTGCGCCAGCGCCTCGGTGTGCAGGTTGGCGATGCGTTGATCGTTGGACATTCTGGCCATGTTGTTCAGTTCCTTACCATTTGCTGACGGTCGCCATCGGGATGACGGTCTGCGGTTTTACTGTATTTGCACGCCGCACCGCCTCGCAAGCATACCTGAGCGCATCTATGACATGGTTCTTCTTGTCCTCGAGCACGGGAAGAATCTTGCCGGTCAATGGGTCAGTCTTATAGCTGTAAAGCGTCAACTCGTCAATCGTGTGCGTACAGCGAGGATGCACGACGATGGTGTAATTCTTCAAAAACTCGATACCTTCCTCGACCGATCGTGGCCCTTTGACCGCCGTCATGATCTTGGGGAAGCCGTTGCGCCGCATGTGGCTGATGGTCTCCGGCCTGGCGGAGTCGGCCACGATGGGCCATTTCTCGGCCTCTGGCACCTGCATGAACAACTCAGGCGTGTTGACGATCTCGCAGCCCACCATGTAGGCTTCAAAGTCGATGTAGAGCGTGCGCCCAATTATATGGCAGCGCACCAGTGTGGTCGGGTCAACGGAAAACCCCCAATCCGCGCCGAGCCGGTGGATAGCGTCAGCCGGCGCGTCGAAGTCTTCAATCCGCCAGTTCCTGAACACCCGCGACTCGCTGTTCTGCAGGTACTCGCCGCGCCAAACATGCTGGTATTTGTCCGGGTCGCGCCGGCGGTCGTACTCCATCTCGTCCTTGAGCACGGACGGGAACCACGGATTGTCGGCGTAGTTCACTTTGATGACGTTCGCATCCTTGGGCGGCGTTGGGCCGCGCAGGAGCAGGTCCACCGGGTCGCTGGCCTGTCGGGGGTTCCAGGTGAACCACAGTTCAGACCCTGGCTTGCGGATCGTTGGCCGGAGCAAGTCCAGGCTTGTCTGGCTCAGGCTCTGCGCTTCCTCGACCCAAGCACGGTCGTAGCCCTCGAGACTTTTTATCGAGTCGGCAGTGTGGTTCTGCATACCCTGGAAGATGATGCGGCCGTCGGCCTTCTTCGACTTGATGACCGCATCCTGAACCTCGAAATAGGCGCCAGCATTCATCTCCTGAATTTTCATCTCCAGCAGGCGCTTAACCGATTGATTCAAAGATTTCTGAATCTCGCGCACACAAACGCTAGATTGCGCCTGGTTCATGATATGTTCTTCGAGCATCATCTCGGCGAACATATGGGATTTGCCAGAACCCCGACCACCCCAAGCGCCCTTGTAGCGGCTGGCCTCGAGCAGCGGGAGTGCCCACTCGGGGGTTTTGAGCTGAAGAACCTTACCCATTCTTGATAATCACGCGCTCGATCCTGGCGAACTCCAGCGGCACGCCATCTGCGCCAGTCACCTCGTGCTTCTGGGTCTCGGCCCAGCGCATCTGGGTCTTGCTCCACCAGATCATGGCTGTGGTATCGCCGCCGGTCGCCTTCTGGAATAGGTTCTTGCCAACCTGGGCGTTGGCCTTGGACTTGCCGGACACCAGCTCGGGGCCGAAGTGAGCGCGCAGGGTATCAACGTGGATGCCATTGCGCACCAGTGCGCCGATCTGGTCGATGGGCAGCCCGTAGCCTGACAAGGCCTCCACCTGCTTGCGCTCGGCGTCGGTGGGCTCGAAGGCTGGGCGGCCTGCGCCTGGACGAGCTCCACCGTTGTTGCTCTTCTTTTCTAGAGTCGGTTTTTCAGTGGCCTGTTTCTTGCTTGTCATGCTGTAACCTCCGCGAAAGGTTGGTTGGTTTCTGCGTATGGGTTCATGCTCTATGAGTCTAGCATAGCGTCACGCCCCGTCTCCAGCTTCACATCTGTTGGACTGTGCTGGTGTAGCGCGACAAAGGCCTGGGCTTGCGGTGTTGCTCATCTAAGATTTTTGGAACTGCATTGTTCCAATTTATTTTATGATGAATTCGTTTATTAGTTGTGCCCATCAAATCAATCTTACAACAGTCTGGCGCAGCCATAACGCTGTAAAAAGACTTCACATAAGTTCCGAATGATTTGTAAGCCTCTGTATTGCCGCCAGAATTTGATTGTGTTGCCAGTTGAACCAAACACACATTAGAGATTTGAAAGAACAACTTACCCACTTTGCCCTGTGTAAGATAAGTGTTCACATCGTCATTCATGCGCCCAATGAAAACCGTATCCTCTTTTGGGTCTTTGTTAACTTTAAACACAAAACTGTTCATTGCTTTTCTTTTAAGAGTATTCTGATTAAAAGAACCAGCGCCGCCAATAAAGTCTCCTCCTTGAGCAAACGCTATCGTAGTGGCCTTAGTTTCATCTAGACAATTCACCAACAAATCAAGCACCTTATCAAGGTTTGTGATTTGAGTTCCTCTTAGCTTTTCTTTTTCGATGAACCTATACATAAAACTAGTATAGTCATCTTCGTATTCAAAAAAGTAATCTAAACATAATTTGCGCGCTATATCATAACAAGCATTTCGAGCATAAACGATCACTTTATTACCAATAAAATTATCCATTATGTCGAACTTGTGCTCGTAATCTTTTTTGCTGAATACTATTACTTCGTCTTTATATTTTTCCTTGTATTCGTTTAGTGTCTTGTCCTCATCATCAACTATGAGAAAAATTTTTCCTGTATAGCCCTGCCTTCGTAAAGTTTTATAAGTGATGACGTTGTTAGACCTTCCGTGAGAAAGGATGAAGACGGCGATGTTTTTATTTGGAGTCATTTTTAATTTTGCTGCTGCTGTAATTGTGTTTTCTTTTCAAATAAACAATCTCTTTTTCTAGTCCTTCAATTTTGTCTTTGAGCTCCCAGTCTTGGTTTTTATGATCTTCGCCAAGAAAGTAAACGTCATAGTCTAGAGAGACAAAAATGTCCTTATCCTTGTCAATGTTCTCATATGGGATAACTTCGTCAACCCATTTGACGGCCCTAAGCTGAATGTATCTTTCATAAATTGACTGCTGCGGGGTTTTATAATTTGGCACGCAATGCAAGCCAACAATCAAGAAGTCACAATATTTTTTTGCCTCCTCTAAAGACAATACATGACCAGAATGTAAGATGTCTGCGACCATCGGAAAAAATCCAATTTTCATTTTTTCATTCCTTAAATTTATTGAACCAATCTTGTATGCTTTGCAGTTTTTTATGTGTAAATCATAGTAAGCCTTGTGAAGTTGGACCTTTGGAAAATCAAAAGCAAAAAACAACATTTTTATAGTACCGCTATGCGAAACTATCAAGATTTTTTTGTTTTTGTATTTTATTTCGATTTCATCTATAAAATCTTTTACTCTTGAAAAAAATTCCTTTTTACTTTCTATATTAAATTTTTTAAGTAAATTTTGATCTTCATTTTTTAACAATTTCTCACTATTCAAATGCTTGCCTTCAAGCAATCCTTTGCTTAGCTCTTTCAGTCTATCATCATACAAAATTTTGGTATTTTTATGATGTTGCAATATGCTAAAGGCGGTGGATTTTGCTCTTGCTAGAGGAGAACATAAACACAAATCAAAAAATTCAGTTTTCAATTCATCTGAAATTTTTTTCGCTTGTTTTACACCAGTGTAATTAAGAGGAATGTCATATTGCCCGTGCATTATTCCATTTTTATTCCAATATGTTTGACCATGCCTAACAAGAGTGTAATCGTTATTCATCTTCTTCGACTTCATCAAGTTCAAACATGCTGCTAATTTCATCTGTCAATACAACAAATCCATTTTCTATTGCTTTATTAAAATCAATAATCACTAAAGCACTATTCTCCATAAGTTCTTGACATTCTTTTGATGAGTGCGCATAAAAATTAGCAATTTTTCCATAATCAAAAACGATATGACGCGAAGCCGCCGTCATTAAAAATTGTTTTTCTTTTTCATTGAGTTTGCTTTCTTGGATTGAGACAATTAAATCCATTGACTTTTTGTCATCGTATAGTTCTTCTAGAGAAGGTTTTTTGCCTTGTGGTTCATAAATCGGTGTTTTAATTTTTGATGTGTAAGGATTGTTTTCGTCTATTGTCTTTGCGTCATCAGCAAAAATTTCAGCCAATTCATTGCCATCAAAACCAATTAGATCAATATTGAATCCTTCATCCTTCAATGCAAGCAACTCTATTTGCAGAATTTCCTCGTCCCACCCGGCATTCATCGCCAGTTTATTATCCGCCAGCACATAAGCCCGCTTCTTGGCATCACTCCACCCTCTAGCCACCATCACCGGCACCTCTATCATCTGAAGGCGCTGTGCGGCCAGTGTGCGCCCGTGGCCGGCAATGATGCCGCCATCCTCATCCACCAGCACAGGAGTGGTCCAGCCCCACTCACGGATTGATGCCGCTATCTGAGCGACCTGCTCATCCGAGTGTGTCCTGGCATTCCTTGCGTACGGCACCAAGCGCTCGATCTTCCAGCGCTCCACCTTGTCTGCCGGGTTCACTTTTTGTTCCATGTCTGACTAGCCCCTATCCCAAATTTTTGCACAACTGCCTAAAAATTAAGCAGAACACCCCATCTAATGGTTTTCCCTATCGGATACGCTTTTTTCGCACGATGTTCGGGTACAGCGGGTACACCCCTTAGGGGTGTGTACCCGGTTGTACCCCAAACACGTCTTTCGCCCGGGTACAACTGTACCCGCTTGTACCCGCTTGTACCCTGTACCCGGTCAAAATCCGATCCCCAGCTCATAAATCCCAGGCTCTTCCTCGACCATCTCGCCGCGCTCCAGGAGCTCAACAACGGCCCTGGAGAACGCTTGCTTCTTGCTGTTGGCGGACTCCAGCTCGGACAGTTCATCGAACGCTTGGCGCCATTCCGACCTGGCGACCAGCCTGGCATTGATCGCCTTGAAAGCCTCCCAAGCCACGTTGGCATTGGTGCTGCGCAGCTTGCGCTTGGTGCTCTTCTCTGGCGCCCCGGCCTGCACAAGCACGGCACTGGTGACCGGCTCCCCATCCTCATCAAACCACCCAGGGATAATCACCCTCTCAAGCGTGGCATATAAGGTAGGCGCCAGCTCGGCGTCCTTGCTCTTGCGCTGGATAATCTCCATCGGCGCCTCGCCCTTGGCCGGCACGATGCTGATCTCAATGTCCAACGCACCGCGCCAGGCGCTGGAGCCTCTGGCTCGGTGCTGAGTCTCTTCAGAAACCCCAGTATGGTGGACTAATATGATGGTGCAATTGAATTCAGCCATTAGCATGGCGCAGGCATCAAGCATCGCCTTGGCGTCCTGGGATGAATTCTCGTCGCCGGAGTTGAAGCGGTGCAGAGTATCTATCACGATTGCGGCGGGCTTGATGGGGAGCGCCCGGATGTGCTCGGAGACCTTGCGGTAGCCTTCTGGCGTGTCTAGGTCGCAACCGCTCTTACTCAGATACATATTAAGCGCATGACCATTACCATGGCGCTCTTTCCACGCCGCGATCCGGCTGCGCAGACCATGGTGGCCCTCACCCGCCAAGTAGACAATCGCACCTGGCGTGACCCGGTGCCCGAACCAATCCTGTTGGCCCTGGGCCATTCGCAGGCACCAGTCCAAGACCGTGAAGGTCTTGCCGCCGCCGCTCGGGCCGTGGACCATGATTAGCGCGGCCTGCTGGATCCACCCTTTGACCATCCACTTGATCGGCGCTGGCTGGCGACAGAAGTCGTCCGCCGGCATCAGCCAGTCGCTCACCGCTGGCTCAAGCAGCGCCGCCAGATCGTTGCCGGCCTGGACGTAATCATTGGCGTCCCCGGATGCCGGCGGAATCACCGACCGAGCCCCATACTTGGCGCTCGCCTGCTCGGCATACCTTTGACCGACTCCAGACGCATCGTTGTCGGCCACGATCACCAAGTCCTGCTGCGCTCCGAACCTCTCCCGAAGTGCGCCGGTGACTGGGACCAAGTTGCTGGCGCTGTACGCCACCGCGCAGGCTTTGCCGGTGGCTTGGTGAATGGTGGCGGCGGTGGCAAAGCCCTCGGCGATGTAGATAGTGCCGCCAGGCTCGCCTAGCATCCAAAACTTGCCCCCAGTAGCGCCGCCTGGGTGATAGCGTTTTTCGCCATCGGCTGCGATGTACTGGACCGAGGCCAGATCACCTTCGGAGCCGTACAGCGGCACCATCAGCCGCCCGTCGCCGGTGACCCTGGCGCCGTTGGCCGAGATGCCCTTTCGCGCTAAGTATGGGTGATCGGCGCTCGCCGCACCGCCTGCTGTCCAGATCGCATCCACGGTGGTGGCGGCAACCGCCTGGCTTCGCTCCTGCTCGGCCTCCCTCGCTGCCTTGGCCTCGGCCATTCGCCGGGTGTGCGCCATTTCTTCCGAGATGGTGAGTTTGCGCCCCATCTCGGCTTGCCAGGCTTGCTCGATGCCTGCCCGCCAGCAACCGAACCGACCTGCCGGCACGCCGTCGCCGAAGGCCACGTACCAACCGGGTTTGCTGTGGCCTGGCGTGCCTTTGGTGCCTGAATTGAACCTGTGCAGCTTGCCGTCTAGGTAGATCGCCTCTGGCGGCTCCAGACCTGCCTCAATCATCGCCTCCCGTAGCTGCTCGTCCGGTGGCTCAATCCTCTTGGGCTCTGGGAGTGAGTACGTCCCGCCAAAGATGCTAGTCAGGTCTGCCATTGGCTGGAGCCTTGGAAAGATAGATCGACAACCGCTGAATCGCGGTGATGCGGGGTCTCTTGCTGCGACCTCGCTGGAGGGCGAGCACGGTACTGTAGTGCAGGCCGGTGGCCGCTGCAACGACCCGAACCTTGCGGTCCTGCAGCCCGGCGATGATCTGCTCAATCGTCATCATAAAGCGTTCCCCTGAAAAAAAGTTGGTGAAGATCGAAAAAAAGTGTACCACAACTTCAAAAAAGCATGGTACTATTCTTCTATGCACTGAACGGACTTCCCGACGAGTGCTGCAACAAGGAGAGCAAGATGCTCAAAGTTACTTTCTACGTTTTTTCCCAACGCCTTGGCAAGGAGTTCATCAACGTTGAGCTCCATCGCTCAATGGACGATGCGCGACTCCGGGCCTGCGCGCTGGGTTGGACCATCTCCAAGGTTGAGGCGGCCTGACCATGGCCATCAACCTAAAAACCACCTCCACCCTGGCGTCTAACGGCGCCAAGTTGCTTGTCTACGGCCAAGCAGGCGCAGGAAAGACCACCCTGGCAGCAACCCTGCCAGCGCCAATCATCCTGAGTGCAGAGGGCGGTCTCCTAAGCGTTCAGGACGCCAACCTGCCCTACATCGAGGTGACCAGCATGGCTACCCTGATGGAGGCCTACTCTTGGCTGCGCGACAGCCACGAGGCCAAGGACTACCAATCGGTGGCGCTGGACAGCATTTCGGAGATTGCTGAAGTGGTGTTGAACGCCGAAAAGAAGAGCAACAAAGACCCACGAGCAGCGTACGGCGCCATGCAAGAGCAGATGGCGGACATTATTCGCGCCTTCCGCGACCTGGCGGGCCGGCACGTTTACATGTCGGCGAAGTTAGAAAAGACGCAGGACGAGATGGGCCGGGTTCTCTACTCGCCATCGATGCCGGGTAACAAGACCGGCCAGGCTTTGCCTTATTTCTTCGACGAGGTGCTGGCCCTGCGGGTCGAGAAGGACGCCGAAGGAATCAGCCAGCGGGCTTTGATGTGCGACAGCGATGGCCTGTGGCTGGCAAAGGATCGCAGCGGCAAGCTCGAAGCCTGGGAGCCGGCAGACCTTGGCCAAATCATTGCAAAGATTGGCGGTGCCAAATGATCGCGCTCTGGTTGGCTTGCAAAGAGCAAGAGCGCTTGGCCACCGAAGCGCGGCGCCTAGCCGAGGACGCCATGATCGAGCAATTCAAGATCGCCAAGGACATGGAAGGCACCAAGACCTTCATGAACGCCGGCTACACGGTCAAGATCGCTGGCCGCCTGAACCACAAGATTGACAGCGACAAGTTGCAGGCGATCGCTGCTGAGGCCGGCCTGGCCGAGCACCTCGGCTCACTCTTCCGCTGGAA